CCAGAAGGCTAGTCGCAATGCACAGTCCGAGAGCTGTCTCGTATCCCATACAACAGCAGAACAATTTTTTCCTTTATCTTTTAATTTCTTTTCTATACATTAGTTTTCTTATGGTTAATCGTAAACCTAATGTCCCAACGCGCAAGACACGCAAGACGAAGCGTGTCGTTCGCCAGATGCAACAGATGTCACTCAAGCCCACACCTTTTGGTGATTCTGGGTCCATTGCAGGACGCGGATTGTCGCGCATGCTTGGATTTGGACCGGGCGTTGGAGCTTCTGTCGGGAGATGGCTTGGCTCTGGAATCGGATCTATCTTTGGTAGCGGAGATTATAAGGTTGCTGGTGAGGGTGTCACGAACAACATCCTTGTCAACAGCCGAGAGGTCCCGCAGTTCACCCGTGGAAAGGGAACTACAATTTGCCATCGAGAGTTCATCTCCGATCTTTCCGGTACGTCGGCCTTCACCAACACCCAGTATATAATTAATCCTGGATTGGTGGCTAGCTTCCCATGGCTCAACGCCTTCGCTCAAAATTTTGAGGAGTATCGCATTCATGGTATGATCTTCGAGTTCAAGTCCACAAGCAGTGAGTATAACACTGGTGGCAACGCTTTGGGTTCTGTTATAATGGCTACACAATACAACGTGCAGTCCCCAGCGTTTACTAATAAGGTGGCCATGGAGAATTATGATTTCGCCGTGTCCTGCAAACCCTCGGAGAGCATGATCCACGCCATTGAGTGCAAAGGATCGGAGGGCGTACTTAAAAATTATTTTGTGCGCACTAATTCGTACACGCCTACAGGTGTCGATAACCGATTCACCGATTTCGCCACGTTCAATTTGGCGACCGTCGGCAACTCTTCTACTAACATCATTGGTGAGCTCTGGTGTTCCTATTGCATCGAATTTTTCAAACCACGTGTTCCAGCTACTATTGGCGGTGGTGTGCTCACAGCTCATTATTGTCGCACATCGCCGAGTAGCGCTAGTCCCTTTGGCACAGCACTCGCTTTATCAAGCGGTTCGCTAAGCCTTACCGTCAGTGGCACCACCATTACGTGGGTGGGCACTGTCGGCCAGACTTACTACATCAGTTTGCTCTGGGGAACGTCCTCGGCATCAACCGTGGTTCCTACTATTTCTTTTACTAATGGCTCACAGCCAACTTATTTTGGCAACGATTTGTATGGCTCCATTGCAACACCCAATGGCACTAATACCGTGTCCAACGTCGCTTATGCTTCATTTTTCACGGTTAATGCCACTGGTGCTTGCGCCATCACAGCCGCCGCGGCGACTATAACGTCGGGCGTCACGGTTGACATCATTGTTACTGAGGTCGACTCTGCAGTTACCAAATAAGC